CAAAAGTACAAAGACGGACTACAAAAGATATGTAAGTTATGTGTAAGTAATCCATCAGAAAAATTAGCCGAAATACAGGAAAAACAAAAAAAATTACAACAGTTAAAGAACAAACTAGATAACTGAAGTCGCAAAATTTTCTACTAAAGTGTAAGTATGTCTTATGATTATCAAGCCTATTTAAAAGAAGATATAAGCATACAAACAATGTCGACAAGTAGTGTTGATGAGCGTGGCTTATATAATTCTGATTGGTCAACAAGTACTACTGTGAAGGGTCGTTTAGTTTCAAGAGAATCACTTGAAGGTGAAGATAAAACAGAGTTAGATGTTGGCGAATTTTTGTTATATATTCCAGGATCAACCACTATAAAAACATCAGATAGAATTGCAAAAGGCTCAGACTATTTTGATGTTTTAGGAATTATGGAAAACAAAGATAGATTTGGAGCTGTGCCAATTAAAAGACTTAGATTGAGAAAGAGTTTGTAGATGAGAGCAAGTCCAGGAAATAGATTTAGATCAATTCTTTATAATTCATCAGCTAGACCATTTGCAACTGGTGACTTAATATCACTAGATGTTATGAGAAGCACAGCACAAAGTATTCGTATTCCTGCATTGGCTACTGCTAGATTATTTGGTGACTTAAAATCTGTAAGACCATCAGGTCAGGGATTGTCTATGCGTGTTAGAAGAAGAGTCTCTGGTCGAGTAGCTGGTCGTTTAGGTCATATATTAATTCCACAAAATATGGGTTTCGCCTCTCGTTTGATGAATAAATACTATGGTAGATTTTTAACAAGATCAATGAATAATTATTTTAATGAAAAAGTTAGATATCAATTAAAACTTGACGGTGCAAAAATGACAGCAACTACAAAAAGACAATTGAGTAAAAATTTAAAAGCTTCTACTGGTCAACAATATAAAGCGTCTAAAAAAAGTTTGCAAGATATGGGTATAAACATTGCACACTTTAATCCAGCTGCAGTACTTAGGAAAATACAATTGCAAATGATTGGTTCTGGCACTCAAGGAAATGCTGCGCCAATACAAACTGGAAGGCTTAGATCTTCAATTGTTTTAAGACCATTTCAATCAGGCGGTGAAGGTTTAATCGAAGGTTACTTAACAATAGGTGGATCACCAACATCAGTTATTGGTGGTGAAGCAGATCAAGCACCATATTGGTGGAAAACAGTTTACGGTGGTTATTACAAACCTAGAAAATCAGGAAACTTTACTCCTGCAAGAAACTTTGGTTGGTTTGGTCATTCTGTTGCTAAAGGTCTGGCTTTATCACTTCCTAAAGGAACAGAAGTAGGTTTTGATAATGGTGCAAAAAATGGTAATTTGATAATTGGTGGAACAGTACAGTATTTAAATTTACAACCACCAAGACCTAAAGACGACTCAGAGGAAATAAGTATGAGAAATACTTATCCGCTACCAGAAAATTATGGGGATGGTGAATAGTGACAGGTATATCTAGTACTTCTAATTTTCCACCTGACGCAGAAATAATTGTTAGAGCTTGGTGTTTAGAAAAAACTTCAATAACAGATATTGTAGGTACAAGAATTGCAACAAGGTTACCACAAAGTCCTACATTGCCGTTTTTGGTAATAACTAATGAGGGTGGTTTTTTTGAGGGACAGGGATCACAAACTGCAATAGTAACATCAGTAATAAATTTTAATTGTTATGCAGGAAGGTGGGGTGGATCTGGAAATAAAGGTGAACCAGACTATACGACAGCAAGTAATTTAGCAAATGCAGTAATGAAAGAGTTATTTATTGAATCTAATAACCAAGTCACTACATCTGGTGGTACTAAAGGTTTTATATATGGATTTGATGTCAGAAGCACTCCTGCAAGAATTGAAGAACCAGATCTACTTATTGCAAACTTTTCTATCAATGCTGCTATGACATATAGAGCTTCTGCTTAAATCTGAATAACACTAATTTGCAAAATTATCATCTAATATTATCTCAGAGGTAAATTATGGCAAAAGTAAAAGTTAAAGTTAACCCAGTGTATCCAGCTGACGCAGTTGGCGATGAGATATTGGGTATAACATTTACCAAAAATGAATGGACGGAAGTTAATGGGACTGACTGGAAAAGGCTCCAAGAATCAACTGGTCGTATGTGGAACGGTGAGTATTCTATACCAATGCTTATCGAAGAAGGATCAGATGGGGAGATCAAACCAGTCATTCAGACTTCTATAGATGAAGACAATTCATCTGTAGATAGCGATGAGGAAGCTGACGACTCTTCTGAAGATTGGTATGGAACGGAAGAAGAATAAACTGATCAAAATGATTAGTTGTACAACTAATTGTAAGTAAGTTAGGAGAAATATATGCCATTAACATATAATACATCAGGTACAGTATCCGATGTACTCATAGGAACAGGTGTTCTCTATGTAGCTGCAAAAGGTACTGCATTTCCTGGGGACTCTGGCGGTGGGGCTTGGGATGCCAACCCATCTGGATGGAGTGATGTTGGTTTCTCAGAAGACGGTTGGACTCTCGAATATGATAAAACTTTCGAAGATATCATGGTTGCAGAAGAAATTGATCCTATTAAATCAGTCAAATCTGCTCAAGAGATAAGGCTTACTGGTACTCTTGCACAAGCAAGTTTAACCAATATTAAAGAAGCATTTGGCGGTGGTACAATCACAGAAGATGATACCACTAACTTTGCTAGTGGATATGACACATTAGTCCCACCAGCAACAGATGGCTTCGTAGAGAAATCACTTTTGTTAGTGACTGAAGGACCAAGCGGTGTTATCAGACACTTACAAATCCCTAGAGCTATTAATGTTGGAGCTTTCTCAATGGCAAATGCTAAAGCACCTCAAAAAGTGCTTCTTGCTACTGAGTTCAAGATCCTTGTACCAGACAGTGCTGCTACATCAGTAGGAACAACTGACGGTAAAGAAAACATTTTTAGAATTGTTGAAAATACAAATGCAACAACTGAAGGAAGTGTAAACTAAATTAACTCATAACGATTGGAGGAATAATGAGTAAACGATTTAAAGATTTTGATGCTGCACAGGACTCTAAAAACCCTGAGCCAATCAAGATAAAAGTAAATGGAAATGAATATGAGTTTCCACCATTTTTATCAGCGTCAGTAGTTTTAGAACAACTGACTTGGATTGGGGATGACGGTGCTGTTGCAGCTTCAAATCTTCCAAGATGGTTCGTAACAGTTTTCGGATCTGAAAACTATACAAAAATATCCAAAGAAGTAGATTTTCAAAAACTTCAAGAAATATCACAATGGCTTATGGAACAATACGGACTTACAGATACAAACCAAGAACTAGCAGGCGGACTTGCTGAGGATGAGGGTGATACCCCAAAATAACTTTTAAGGTCACCGATATCGTTGAGCGGTGGTCTTATGTAGAGTCCGACTTCAACAAAATATATAATATTATTGAGCCTCTTGATTTGGAATGGCGCAAATTTTACAGATTACTTAGTACAATGCCATTAGAGAGTTCTTTATTTTTTGCCCCATATTCAAATGAGTATGCAGAGCAACAAGAAAACCAAGACAAAGATCATAATTGGTATAAAGAAGAACTTGATAGAAAAATGGGCAGATCTCCAAAAATGAGAACTGCTACAAGTATAGATGAAATGATACAAGATCAAAGTAAGCATGGAATAGGTAAAGATTAATGGGTCCATTACAAGGTGTAATAAAGTTAATGCTCGGCACCACGCCAGACCTAAGTGCTATTCAGGCACAAGCAGATGCTGGCATTAAGGAAGCTTCAAGAGGTCTCAAAGAATTACAGGCTAGATCTGCAGCTGTTACAGGTGGATCGTTAATTGCAATTGGTGCAATATCTGTAGGTTTGTTTAAAGCTGCGCAAACAGCCATTGCATTTGAAGAAAGTTTTGCTGGTATAAGAAAAACAGTAGAAGCTTCAGAACAAGAATTTTCTAGATTATCACAACAAATATTACAATTAAGCACAATCGTTCCTGTTAGTGCTGATGAACTAAACAGAATTGGTGAACTTGGTGGTCAGTTAGGAATAGCAGTAGAAAATTTACCAGGTTTTATAAAAACAGTTTCAACACTTGCAACTACTACTAACTTAACAGTAGATAACGCTGCATTAGGTCTTGCAAGATTAGACGCTATTGCACAAACAAATGGTGAAACATTTGAGCAAATATCATCTGTAATTGTAGATCTTGGTAACAACTTCGCAGCAACTGAGTCAGAAATTATGACTACAGTGCTTCGTATTGCCCAGGCTGCGGCTCAAGTCGGTGCTACTACACAAGACGCACTTGCATTTGCTGCTGCATTGCAGGCAATTGGTGTGCCAGCTCAAGCTGGTGGTACAGCAGTTGCTCGTGTATTTCAAGCAATAAACGAAGCAGTTATTGTTGGTGGCGAGAATTTAGAAAAATTTGGAAATATAGCAGAAGCTTCAGGAAGAGTTACAGCTGCAACTTTTGCTGAAGCATTTGGTGATGATCCAACTATGGCTACAGTAGCTTTTATTGAGGGATTAAATGAACTTAATAAAGCAGGTGTAAATATAATTCAGTTCTTAGATGATCTAGATCTAAAACAAAGAAGAACAATGCTTGCAATTCTTGGTTTAGCAGAAGCTGAGGGTGTATTAGCTGACGCAGTTGATACAGCAAGAGTGGCTTTTGAAGAAAACAATGCAGCATTGGAAGAAGCAGTTAAAAGATATACAACTACTGCTTCTCAAATACAAGTGACTGCAAACGCTTTTAGGGAACTAGGTGTTCAAATTGGTGATCAAACATTACCTGCGTTTAGAGGATTTTTAGACATAGTACAAGAAACAGTCTTAGGTATTACTGAAAGTGAAAGTGCTATGTTTATTCTCAAAACAACAGTTTTATCTTTAATTAGCACAATGGTTGCAGCAGCTGCTGCTACTGGAGCCTTTACAGCAGCACTAAATATTTTAAAAGCTAATCCTATTATTGCTGCTTTGTCTGGTATTGCTATTTTAGGAACAACTCTCGCAGGTGTATTTGCAAATGCTCAAGGTGAGGTAGAACAGCTAAAAAGAACATTTAATGCATTTGCTCAAGACGGTCAAGTAACTACAGGCACAATACAAGCAGTCA